CGGGGGGTACAACTTCATCAACGCCACCATCGCACCGCTCCGTGATACCAAGTTCAACCGCCTCAAAAGCGAACTGAAGGTCGTTGAAGCGGGATGGATGGGCAAGGCTATAATCGCCTCGGAAACCATCCCCTACACGGACATAATCGTCCACGGCCACAACGGGTTGCTCATCCCCTACGGCAAGAAAGACGCTTGGTACAAGGCGGTGAGGAAGTTCGTGAACGAACCCGACTACGCCAAAGCCCTTGCCGTGCAGTTGTCCAAGGATGTGAGGGAACGCTTTGACATCACTAAGACCGCCGAGCGAAGGGCCGAACTCTACCGAAGCATCGGGCGCAAATTGTGAAATTCGGGCGCATCCTACATTTAGGGATAGGATGATTTATCTTTCTCCCAACACCACCAACACCATCGTCGTCACTTGGACGCAACGGGCCTCTTCGGGGGACCGTTACATCCTGCGGCTCACGAACATCGCCAAGAACCTGACCACCGACTTCACGCTGCTGAAATCAGCCAACCTTTCCAACTACACCAACCGCTATGACAAATTTCAGATTACCCTGGGGGCGGTTGAAACGGGTTCCTATCGTTATGAGGTTTACGATACCAGTAGCACGGTTGCAGCAGCCGTTGCGGTGGTTGAAACGGGCTTGGCGTATGTACAGGTAATCTCGCTCACCTTTAACACCTTCGCCAATACCATCCAATACAATGTCTACGGCGCAAGTGCCGTCAGCATCTTTGATTCAACCTTTGACCAAACCTTCCAATGAGCGTACAAACAAGAACGCAGTTGCAGACGAGTGCCGCAACTATCACCAACGAAACAACCGCCGCAGCCAATACCGCCGTCCGTGTTGGTGGCCTCTTTGACGACCTTGCAGACACCGCCACCTTGGACCGAGAGCGGGGCGTTGCAAACCTGTACCTTGACACGGACACCAACTTCACCCCGACCAAAGGGAGTGCGGTAAAACTGACCTCTGTAATGAAGTCGGGGTTGCTGACTACCTACAATTTTTCACGGACGACCAGTTCCATCACCTACACAGGAACGACGAGTGCTGCTTTGCGCGTATCGGCAAGTATGGTATTCTCGCAGGGCAACGGCAACCAAATCAAGATTTACATCGCCAAGAACGGAAACGCAATTTTGCAGTCAATGACCGACATTACGACCACGCATAGTGATGGTCACTCGGTGACGATTGAAGCCGTCTTGCAAGGTACCGTCAACGACGAATTTACCATCTTGGTCAACGCTATAAGCGATGGTGGTGCTATCACGATTTCGGCCCTCAACTTCACCGTCCATACCCTATGAGCAGCATAAAGCAATCGTTCACCCAATGGCTTGGGATTGAACACAAAGTCCCCGTGATGCTTGAAAACAAAGCGGGCAAGTACATCACCTACGGGGCGTTCAACGAGTACCCGTATTACCTCCTTGACAACTACCGCCGCAGTTCAAAGCACAACGCTATCGTCAACGGGAAGGTCAATTACATCGTCGGCGGAGGCTGGCAGCCAGGGGAAAAGATGACGGTTGAGCAGCAGGCCCGCTACGCCAAGTTCTTTGATGGTTTGTCCGAACACGACGACCTCAACGACATCACCGAAAAACTCGTCCTTGACTTGGAACTATTCAACGGGTTTGCCGTTGCGGTTACTTGGAACAAGATGGGGACGATTGCGAAAATGGAGCATATTCCCTTTGAAAAAATCCGAGTGGACAAAGACGAGCGGATGTTCCAAGTCGCTGACTGGTACGACGATGCGATGGTCCAACTTTACCCCAAAATCGGGGATGTAGAGAAAATCCCCGCCTTTGATGCTGACAACCGCATTGGTAAGCAGTTGTTCTATTACAGGGTCTATGCCGCTGGCGTGAAGTCCTATCCCCTCCCCGAATACATGGGGGGATTGGCGTGGATAGAAGCCGATGTGCAGGTTGCGAACTTCCACAACAACAACCTGCGGAACAACTTTTGGGGCGGGTACTTGATAAACTTCAACAACGGCATCCCGACCACCGAAGAGCAAGGCGACATTGAGCGGCAAATCAAGCGCAAGTTCAGCGGGACCGACAACGCTGGTCGCTTCGTGGTGACCTTCAATGACGATGTGTCAAAAGCCCCGACCTTGGAACCGCTCACCCCGTCCGACATGGACAAGCAGTTTGAGATTCTCAACAAGGCTATCCAGTCGGAAATCTTTATTTCGCACCGTGTCGTAAACCCCATGCTCTTTGGTGTCAAGACCGAAGGCCAACTGGGAGGGCGGCAGGAACTGGTTGAGGCGTACGAACTATTCAAAGCGACTTATGTGAACGACCGAGTGAGGAAGGTGGAGCGGATGATTAACTATTTGGGTTCGTTCAACGGGGTGGAGGGGATGGAGTTAATCCCCGTGGAGCCTATCACGGAGCGTCTATCCGAGCAAGCCCTGCTGCAAATCATGACCCCCGAAGAACTGCGTGAGAAAGCGGGCCTCCCTGCGTTGGAAAAGCAACCCGCCGATGTGGTCGGTCCGAATCCCCAACCCGACGAGCAACCACAAACCCCCGCCGTCATGAGCAACGATAACATCAAGAAATTGTCGGGCCGTGAGTACCAAAACCTCATGCGAATCGTCCGCCATTATGCGCAGGAAAAAATTACCTTGGAGATGGCCCGCACGATGCTATCCGCTGGTTTCGGATTGACCCCCGAAGAAGTGAACACGCTGCTCGGAGTGCAGGAGCAAGCCTTCAGCGAACCCCAATGGGGCGAAGAAGACACCGAGGACTACGGATGGGGGGACGAGGAATTCAAGGTCTTGGAGGTGGTCGCCAGTAAGTTTGGGAGCAGTTCGGACGACTATGTGGTAATGCACTCCAAGCCAATGCGGTTTGATGCTGACTTAGACGACCAAGTGCGTCAAGCGTTCGCCGAACTTGGGGAGGAGGAGAAGGAACTGGATAAAAAAATTGAAGCCTACCGCAAAAAGAATCGGGACGCAAGCGTGGAAGAAATGGCCAAGGAGTTCGGGGTCAGCAAGGCCAAGGTCGCAAAGCGGGTGGCGTACTTGATTACCAAAGACCGTTACCCCATTGCCCGTGCCGTGGACCAAATCGCCGAGCAGGGCTTGCCCAAAAACATCAAGGAAGTGGCCGAACCCGTGCTGGAGGTCCGCTACAAATACTCATGGGCCGCAGGGTTTAGCAACAAGGATAAAAAAACCAGCCGTGAGTTCTGCAAGGTGATGCTGGACCTCGCTGACCAAGGCAAGGTGTACACACGGGACGATATTGACGGCATCTCCAACATCATGGGATATAGCGTATGGAACCGCCGTGGTGGTTGGTATCATACCGCAAGCGGAGTGAACAGGCCGCAATGCCGCCATGTGTGGGAGCAGCAGTTGGTCATTCGTAAGGGCAATAAAATCACGAAAGCATGAAGGCACTTTTTATCAGCGAACAAACCCTGCTGGACAATAGCGTAATAAACGAGAATGTGTCGTTCACGCAGATACGGCCCACCATCGTGAAAGTGCAGGAAATGCGGATTCAGCCGATTGTTGGGTCTGCCTTGTATAGCGAAATGGTGACGCAGGTGGTAAGCGGTACGACCACGGCCCTGAACACCACCCTGTTGGAGGACTACATCCAACCCGCCATGGTGCAATGGCTCTACTACGAACTCCCGATGGTCTTGGCGTTCAAGTACATGAATAAGGGAATGGTCCGCCGTACCAGCGAGGAATCTTCGCAGATGAGCATGGACGAGATTACCCGCCTCACCGACAAAGTGAAGAACGATGCCGAGTGGTATTCCGAGCGAATCACCCGCTACCTCATGGAGAACCGCACCGACTATCCGCTCTTTAACTCCCCGCCATCGGCTTTGGACACCATCTACCCCAACGGAACCAACTACAACACGGGGATGGCCTTGGACGCTCGGACTCTGCGCCGTGGTGCTGGGCTTGATAGACCATGGCCATACGGCTACGACCCTTACTGCAACAACTGCTAACGATGGGCGCACATTCTAAAAACATTCTGAAACTCCAAGCATATGTCATGGATAAAAATCAAGCAGGCACTCCTTGCGCTTGCAAATGCCCACCCGCAGGTCAACTCCTTCGGGACGGGCGACCCGCTTGCAATCGGGACCGACAACACGATAAACTTACGAACCCCAAGCCGTGAGCGAATCGTCTATCCTTTGGTATTTGCGGATGTTCAGTCAGCGAGTACGGACTTGGGCAGTTTGGCTCTTACTGTGGGCGTCTATTTTAGCGACCGAGTGGAATCCATTGCCACGATGGGCGGAGTGGTTTCGGGAAGTCCAACGCTGGGCTGGCAAGACAATGAAGACGAGGTTTTGAGCGACCAACTGCAAATCGCTCAGGACTTCATATCGTCGCTCACAAACGACCCGACGCAAGAGTGGACCCTAAGTACCTCAGTGTCATTAACGAGGTTTGTAGAGAGCCGAGATGACCGCACCGCGGGATGGGTGGCTACGATGTCGTTCCAACTGCCATACGGCCACAACATTTGTGAAATTCCTACCTAAGATACATTTACCCTAAATACCCCAAGCAATGCCTACACCTATTTTACAACAAATGCTCGGACAGGGCGGTTCCATGCGATTCGTGGACGCTGCGGTATCGGGCCAAAACTTTGACTTTATCGTGGTGAATACCGCCGCAACCTTTACGACCTTGACGGGTACGGGAGGCGAAGACCTGCTGACCGCTTACGCTATGAGCGGCAAGTCTATTTCCGCTGGTATCGTCATATCGGGCCGCAACGGCGGCAAGATTACGGCGGTCACTCCAAGCGTCGGTAGCGTCATCGGTTACACCTTTCTCTAAGCAATGTTTTTAGGCTACGGCTACGGCTATCCATTAAGCACCCTGCAAGGCGGCGGCTTATCGGCTGCGGCTTGGGCTGCCTTCAACACCCGTGCTGATGCGGATGGAGCAACCACGGCAGAGGCTGCGGTCAGCGGTTGCCTGTTCGGTCGCTTTGCTACGATTTACAACTTCTAACAATGCCGACACCTTCGCTCCTAATCGTTCCCGCACGCTTCAAGTCGGGTAAACTTTACTCGCAAATCCCAACCAGCGGAGCGGGTGATTTCACGGTCACCCGTGCGACCAACGCAACCCGTGTAAACGCAAGCGGACTTATTGAGTCGGTGGCTTCGGGGATTCCGAGGTTGGACTATCCTCTTGGCGGTGGATGCCCTGCACTCTTGGTGGAGCCGAGTGGGTCTAACTTGGTCGTACAAAGCCAAAACTGGCTTGCAAGTGGTTGGCGTAGTGACGCAACGGCAAATGTTACAACCGTGTCAGCGACCACAGGAACGCTTGACCCATTGGGAACATACACTGCCAATGCAATCAGTCCAACAAGCGGAAGCACATCGCATCTAAAAGTAGGAAGCGACTCTGCGATAAGTTTTACAAGCGGAACGGTTTACACGGCATCCGCATTTTTCAAACAGGGAGTGGGCAATGCAGGAAGATACATTCAAATTGCTTGGCCAGCAACAAGGTTTGCTGCGAACACCTTTGCGAATTTTGACTTGGAACTCGGAACGGTTGCCCTTGTAACAGGTTCAACGGTAACGGCAGGCATAGAAAATTACGGAAATGGCTGGTATCGATGCAGATGCACAAATACCTGCATAAGTACAGGAACAGGTGCAAATGGTATATCCATTGCGTTAATTGAAACAAGCGGAGCGACAAGGATTCCAACCTTTACTGGTACAACTACGGATGTCCTGTACGGCTGGGGAGCGCAGACCGAAACAGGATCCATGGCAACCTCCTACATCCCCACAACAACCGCAGCAGCAACACGCAACGCAGAAGTCATAAGTGTAACAGGGTCAGTCAGCGGATGCATCGGTCAGAGCGAGGGAACTATTTATTTGGACGCAACATACGACGCAGTAGGTTCTACTGCCACGGTTTGGTTTTCGGTCTTGGGTACATCAAACTCGATTGGATTAGCACTCGGTAGTCTTATTCGCTCAATAGTTAATGGGCAAAGCGACAATTTAGCAGGCTCACCACCAGACACATCGGGCATTAAAATTGCTTGGGCGTACAATGCATCAGGAGTCGTCTGCTTTATCAATGGCAATCAATACACATTGACAAATGGAGGCTCGCAGGTGATTACTCAATTAAACAGGGTTCTGATTGATATGAGTTCTCACGCTAATAGGCTTTACGACACTCGCATTCGGTCCTTGGCCCTCTACACGACTCGCTTAACCAACGCTCAACTCCAAGCCCTTACAACCTAATGGCTACATTCCGAAAATACGAGTTTGCCGTTTACGCTGACTTCCGCACCATCTACGATGCAGAAGCCTCGCCAAATACCTGTGTTGAATTGGGCCGAGTCAACCCCGACAACCCCAAGGCTTACTGCGTGGACATCCTATGGGAAGGCGAAGAGCCAAGTTATTGGGTGCGCCATCAAGTTTGGCCCGCCCCTTGCGGGGTGCATTCCTTCCTCGGTTGGGACGCTCAATACGCCGCTGACTACAAAGAATTTGCAACACCGCAAAGCAAATAACATTTCCAACTATGGGACTATTTCGCCGCAACCCTAACAAACCTAACCTCATGCAATCAGCCATCATCGCTCTACTTCGTCACTTGCTCACCTTCATCGGCGGTACACTCGTCGCCAAAGGCGTCATTGATACCGCAACTCTGACCGAAATTATCGGTGCGATAATTACTTTGTTGTCAGTTGGTTGGATGGCCGTGGAGAAAGTAAAGGGTAAACCCGAAGCACCGAAGGCGTGAACTTGATTGAAACCACTATCATTGGGTCCATCTCTGCAATCGTCGGGGGTGCAATTGCTTGGCTGACCAAAGGCAAATTCACGGCCGATAGTTTGCAGGTCAAGCAAGCCCAAGCGGTGCTGGCTATGTGGCAGGCAACCGCCGAAGCACAAAACAAAGAGTTGACTGAATTACGCAATGAACTTGTAGTTTTGCGTCAACGG